GTTCTTCTTATACACACACATTGTCAACATCTTCACAATAGAAGAGTGATCTAGCGGTGCAACAATTGCTCCTATATCCTCATCAAAACGCCAAGTACGCTTCAAGAAGGACACTTCGGAGAGATTAATATATGGCCTAGAGACTGCTCCCTTTTCGGCCATAGTATACACAATATCTGCCTCACCTAAGACGGTTTGAATCGCAGTGTGATTAAACCAAGGGGCTTCTGAAGAGACCCCCATAGCGTTATCATCACCATAGGTCATCAAAGCAACTAACTGTTTAAAATCCCGTTTCTCATCCACGGGGCGAAGAATAATATAAGTGTACCTCATGTAAATGGGGTTCACAACCATTAATCGTAACAGTAAGTGCATGTCCGGAAGGATTACTGCCATAAAATTCAATCAAATCACCATTGAAATCCACTGTGGGGAAAGCCGTGTCATAAGCTATCCCTCGGATAACATTGATGTCCTCCTTATCGTAACCAGCACGTTGACACATATCAATGATTATGTCAAACGCAGTCAGAATCACGTTAGCAGGCATACGTTTGTCGAATTTCTTGTAATCCCCAGCAATCATGGTGTCCTCACCAAATTGACATAAGTAATGCTTAATCTGCTCCCATTCCAAGCTCTGTACAACAGTGCCTGGTCCAGCTTCAAAAGCAAACCTATTTTTCTGCATAGTCACAATGACCGGTAGCAAATACATGCGAGTGGTCAATGTTAAAATAATGTTGGACGCGGTAAAATTGCGTACATCATTAATCAGAAATTTTGCCAATGGTATAGGTTCATCCTTTAAGTGTCCACAGAACACAGAATGACCCCGTTCACCACGTTTATACGTATCAATCAAATCACTGATACCCACTTTTATTTCGTCGATGACATCCATATCAGTGGAGATAGCTTCATTAATATAATACATATAGTGCTTCTTAGATCTCTTATATGGTGCTCCAGCACTCGTATTGCGATTCAAAGCATCACAGTACTGAACGCCAGGGGCACCATTAATAGCTACGTGCAGCGAATACACTTTAATATTTGAAACATCTACATGAGCTGTTTCCCTGATAAACATGTTCTTAGCTTCCAACAGAATGTCGGAGTTCAGAGCAGTCACAGGTTGACAAATATCATTAAGTGCTTTGATCCAGGGCGCCTTA